GTAAATACAACAGATGGATTTCCTGTTCTTGTAAAATTGCTAATAGTACCGCAAGCCCAATATGTAGCAGAACCAGTTCTTGTATTAACAATACTGCCTGATGAACCAAAAGCAATTGATCTTGTATTTGAATTGTCTGAAGTAAAAATGCCAAAATGAGTTAGCGTAAAATTATTTAAATCAAGTGTGCCAGTTGTAAGCGTTATTGTTCTTGATGTTGTTGTTCCAACAGCCAAAGCATCTTGCAATTGATATGTAGTAGTTCCACTAAATGTAATTGGAGAATTTAAATTTAACGCCGCAGAAGTTATATTTTGTGACCTAAGTGCAGATGAAAATGTTCTTACACTTGTGCCTGAGTCTACTGTCATTCCAGATTTAAGTGTTAAATCACCAGAAATAGTATGAGTTGTATTAGCATAAGCACCTGTATATGACCCGCTAAAAATTAAACTTCTAATAGTTCCGCTAACTGATATGGCGCCAGAGCCAGCAGAAATATTAAAACTTATAGAATTTGCATCTGATGAAGAGCCACCAGCTATTGTTCGTGTATTAGAAGTATTACCTGTTATATTAACTAATGGAGTTCCTGAAACACTGTAAGCAGAATTTCCAGTAAAACAAGTTACAGCGGCAGTTGTGGCAACTTCAATAGCATTCGTTCCAAACGCTACTGTTCCTCTAAAACCCGTAGTAGATAATGTTCCACAAATAGCACCTGTTGCAATAGTTACAGTATTTATTCCTGACGCACTATTAAAAATAACATCATCAGCACTAGTAGGAACAGCTTGACCGCCAACACCGCCGCTGGTCAAAGACCATTTAGAACCCGCTGTTCCATCCCATGTAGCCGTTCCACCTACCCAATATCTTGCTGCCATTATTCAACATCCTGATTCAGCAAAGGTTCTGATGGGGCAGATGTAATTAATAAAACCCAATTATTGATGCGCTCTTGTTTCATAGCATTTATTTCAACATCAGTATGTGTATGGTCATCAGGAAGATATAAAGCATCCTTGAACATAATTCCGTTGTAAATATGTTCAAAAATAATTTGCATAATTAAGCAATACGAATAAGGCCAGTTGCACCAGCGGCAGGGAAATTAACTGTAAATGTGCCAGCCGTGCTGGTTACATCCCCGCCAAAATCATAAGACGCAACCGCTTTGTTTGATTTGCTTGAGTTGTAAATTAAACAACCGCGAGCAGTAATAGTTGAAGTTGACCAAGTTGGATTTGTAAATGTCAAATAAGCCGTTGAGCCAGATAATCCAGTGGTGAATCCAGACAGCGTAGCACCGCCAGCCGTATAACCTGTGCCTATCACTTCATTTGTTGAAGAATATGCCGTTGTAGACGCATCTAGCGTGGCTGAAGAGGTATACAAAGCAATCTTGTATGTGTCAGCCGATGTTTGTGTTCCCGACAAGATGTCTTGCTTGTAGGAATTGGTCATTGTTGTCGTGATAGCCATTTACATTTCCTTAGATTCTGCGCCGATGACTGCACCATCAGCATTTCTGACAAGCGTAATTCTTTTGGTCATTTTGCGATGTTCTTGCTGAATATTTAAATTCAATTCTGTTGGTTCGGATTTAACAGTGATATTTGGATTTAATTTCAACTCAGGCGCAAAATTAATTGTTTGTTCGGTCAATCTTTCTTCTTTGCCAATGTTTATTTTCTTGGTCTGGTTGCCACCGCCGCCCCCAGTGTCTTGTGGGCTTGAACCAGCAATTTGGTCTGATTTTGAACTGGATTTTTGCAACACATCGCCGCCATCCATGTTTGCTTTGCCTAAGTATTCTCGCGCCTCATTTTGTGTCATAATACCAGCGTTAACACCAGCTACCACATAATTCATCTGGTCAAGTGGTGCGCCTTTAAGGAAATCTTGCGTGTCAAATTGCACACACAAATTTGGATAACCCTTGAATAGCGATGCCTTTAGTTTTTGCTGTACGTTAACAATGATTGGGTACATGGTGGATTTGTAAAACTCATCCAGCATGGTCTGCGTGTTGTTGTATTTCTGGTCACCAATATGAAGCATTGCGGGTGGTACGCCGTACAAACCACAAATGCGCTTCATGGTTTGCATTTTTAAATTGGCAAGGTCAGTGTCTTGCAAACTTAACATCTTCAATGGTTCGTATTTCATGCCTTGGTCAAGCAACATACCTTGTCCGGGCTTGCTTTTGTCTGTCTGTTGACTGCCAACCATACTTGACCATGCTTCTTTCAAACGTGCGGCAATCTCTTTGTATTTGGCATCAGGAATCACGTTGTCAGTGATAAACATTCCGCTTGGCTTTGCGCCATTGAGCATGACGTAATTGGCATATAGGTCAATATCTTGGTCTAAGCCAACCAGTTCAGCCGCCAATATGCCTTTGTTAAAACCAGCCGAACCCTGCCATGCCATGTCTTTACAGTGCATAACCTGATGCGCCGCCAGTGGTTCATCTTTGTTGAAACCATAAGACGGTGTGGACAGGCGATAGCTTGGATAACGTGTGGGCGTAATGGTGACGGCAATTAACGTGCTGTCCAATTCGTACATTTCCAACGGTGTTTGCATTGGGTCGGCTTGGTCTTTTCTCCACCACAACGTAAATGCTTCACCAAGCAATTCGTGCCACATCATCCATTGATACCAATATTCGTAAGCACTTTGAAAATTGTTTGGCGTTGCCAACAAAGCATAAACTTGTTTGGCTTTAATTTTGTCGCGTACACCCACTGATGGGTCGGTCAATGCGTTGACGTATGTCCCATCTTCAGCCAATGCCATGATATTTATTGGCAATTGCGACATTGCTCTTGCTTTTATAGCCACACAAGTCATTACTGTGCTGTTGCGAGTAAGCATTGACGTATCAACAGGGCGACCAGCATTGGTGCTACTTGCTGTTGTGACGTACAGAATCTGAGTATTTACTGTCGGATTCTTATTATTTCCTTGGTAAACAATATTATTACCAAGTGCAGTTTGACCAAAAAGTGTATTGGATTCTTTGGAATCTTTAGTTTTGCCAATGAATCTATCAAAAATTCCCATGTTTCACCTTTAAAAAGTGCGAAATCCAAAACCACCAATTGTCGGATTGTCTAGTGAACAGTGTATCGCAATAATTAAAGCAATGATACCGTCAACTTTTGCACTTTTATCATTTTCGTTTTTTCTAACCTTAACATTGCCATTAACGTCTGTATAGACTTCACAATTGCCAAGTTGCCAGCCAACAAAAGGATTGCCATCATGTTTAATGCCGTAATTCATAATTAACTTTTCTACTTGTTTGCTTGGATTACTTAACACCGCCATGCCTTGCCCGACTTTCTTAACAGGCAAACCAGCTTCATGTAAACGCGCAACCAAGCTGGCAGCGTTGTATGCGTCAAAACCAATTTCCTTAACATCATATTTAGCGGCTTGAGCAATGATGTAATCACTTATTTCGCGGTCATCCATCACATTGCCTTCAGTAATGTGCAAAATTCCGCTGTTCGCTGCTATGCGAAAAATATCACTGTAATGTTTTGGAACAAGTTCTAAACCATCTTCAGGCAAAAAGAATTTAAATTCGGCTTCATAATCAGCATCAGCAAATCGTTTTAGCGTACAAACGGCATTTAAAGCTCGAGTTGCCGCTAAGTCAAAACCAATGTAAACCGATTCTGGTGTACGTTCTGTTTTTATCAATGCGCGGTCATCATCCCAATAACCTCGATCAAGCCAAGCAGAATTTGCACTTACATAAATGTTAAGTGTCTTGCAAAGAAACTCATTTAGTGCGGCTGGTTTATGCTTTGCCTGTTCTGCACGTTCAGCAATTGCATCTTCATAGACGCTGATGCCGTGCATAGGGTTGGCTTTTGCCCATGTCTTAGGGTTGCGCCAATCATCGCCAATATCAAGGCTGTACAGCAAGCCAAACCAGCGCGGATTGTCTGCGGCTTCACCACTTAACATATTTTCTAGCATTTGCATATCTTCAAAAAACTTGGTGTCTTTTGTAAAGCTGGCGGTAGTGATGTAAATACGCAACGGATTTTTTCGCGCCACCATA